GGCGAATAGTATCTGCAAACATCCAAGTTTGCAACTTGTTCAAATCTTCATGGTGTTTTTTCCATGCCAATTTACAGAATTCATTGTCAGTAGAACCAACCATCAATACTGCATCACGGTCATTGAACTCATCAACAATTTTATCGTAAGCAACAATCTCTGTTGGACACACGAATGTAAAATCTTTTGGATAATACACAATAACTTTCCATTTTCCTTGGAAAGAATTCTCTGTGATTGTTTCAAAGGCATCATCACCAAAGTTTGCACCAGGCTTGATACCAACCACAGAAAATTGTTCTAACTTATCACCAACTGTCTTCATTTAATTCTCCTATATTTCATTTAAAAGATAGTATTATTCTATCAATAATACTTATTCATAGTGTATCTCAATTTACATCATTTGTCTAATGATATTTTTTTATGTTTGTTATCAATTTTTTTAATAACAATTTTGCCATCTTTTTCTGAGATATCTAAGGAATCTCCTTCTTTCCATCCCATTTCTTCACAAAGTTCTGGTGGCAATTCAATGATTGCATCACCATTTTCACAAATCTCTAAGACTTTACTTTCATACCTTTTCGACATGAATATTACACTTTCTCAAAAAGGTTAACCCATCTTCACTACGATAGGTGTTACGATAATAAACAGAATTTATACCAGATTGATGAATTAATTTGGCACAATCTAAACAAGGTGCATGTGTAACAAACAATGAAGCACCTTCACTTGAATTGGTTGACCTTGCTATCTTAGCAAGAGCATTTGTTTCGGCATGTAATACTTCTGGTTTGGTTTTGGTAACTTGTCCACCATCTTCAAGATATTCTATGACTTCTTCACAATCATTTGTCCATCCTGATGGCATACCATTGTAACCAATACCAATGATTGTATTATCTTTTACGACAACACAACCGACCTGTAAACGCTTTGCTGAAGATAACTTAGAATATACTTCAGCTGCATTTATATGAGCGTCAATATACTTCTGTTTCATTTTGAATTGTTGTTAGGGCGTTTTTCTTTGTTGCTTGGTGCTGGTCTTGAAGCAGACAGTTCAGCATCAATCATCATTTTTTTATATTGATTTGGATTTTTTCCAGGCATTGAAGCCAACATGCGTTTAACTGTTTTGGAAAGTCTAAAGTTTTTATCGGTTTTCATAATGTATATCCTATCACATAGTTAATATTAAAGTGGCAAATGTGGGCCTTGCGGCCCACACCCGATTAAGCTGCTTGCTTCTCTTGCAGAAGTTGGGGCTTAAATTCTTTCAAGCTTTCACCGATTTCAATCTTACGAGGTTTCTTATGTTCAGGAACAATGTTCTCTAAACCAATTCTAAGAATACCATCTTTGAATTCGGCACCCTTTACTTCGATAGTATCGGCAACAGTCAATGTTTTTGTGAATGACCTTGTACCAATGCCACGATGCAAATAGGTTGCTTCAGATTCTTTGTCTTGTTTTTCACCCTTAATGGTAAGAGTGCCGTCTTGCACGGAGATATCGATTTCGTTTTTACCGAAACCGGCCACAGCCAATTCAACTATGTAACGAGTATCGTCTAGTTTTAGAATGTTATGTGGTGGGAATGAAGTGGTTGCTTTTTGAATGTCAGCACTCAAAAGCTTTTCTACATCATCAAAAAATTTCTCAAAGCCTAGCGTTGTGTGGGCAAGTGGCCCGAATGAAATACGACCTAAAGTCATATAGTCTCCTTTATTAAGCGAGTTACAAAAAAGGTGACCCTATCGGCATCACCTTATTGTATTTATATCAGTTTTTAATATTCGTGTGGTTTTTTACCAATATTATATTTGGCAATTAAATCCCATTCATCTTTTTCTTTGAACGAAATGATTTTAATCTGATGTAATGGTGCTATGTTGTCTTCTAAAATCTTAGGGTTTAAAATCTTTACTAGACCCCACTCTTCTAATAATTTAGCAATTGCGTTTCTACGCTGAATGTCGTTTTCTGAAATATTGGATGGCTTACCGTCTAACGCAAATAATTCTTTGAAATGAACCACATAATAACGACCTTGTTTATGCAAAATGTGGCACGATTGGTAAAGAACTTTCTCTTTGCGAGAAGACACACCAATTCGGGTAAGTGTTTCTCTTACCTTCAAAAAGTCGTCCTGTTCGTTGAATTTCACTTCAACAAACTGTGTCAAATCTACCATGTTACTTCCTCAATCCACCGATATCGGTTTGTTCTTTTAATTGTTGGATTTGTTCTTTGCTTAGTAAACGGAAGGCCTCAAGGGCTTTTGAATCAGAGAAACCATAGACTTGCTTTATACATTCCAAATCGTCACTTTTCTCAGATTTTATCCACTTCGCAAACGGCCTTTTCTGTGACCGCACGGTATTTAGTAAAAAGTCAAACTGCAACTTTTTGTCTAGGAAATGACGCTGGTTCATTTCATTTGCATACATTAAACAATCTTTATGATAGGATAGAGACCTATTCACCAAAAATGGTGCATAATCCTTCTCTGTAATTTCATCTACAATAAGTTGTTTTTTATTCTGTAATATAGCATTAACATAATCAAATGGACTACTCATAATTAATAAACTTTCTCACCATTAATAGTTACCCATTTAATGCTGAAACCTACATGTGAAATATCATTAGAACTCGAATCTAGTTGCCTCTCTGCTTCTTTTGCAACCACTTCAGGTTCTAATTCATAGATTTCTAATACATTCAATGGAGATTCTTTTTCAAAAACTGCACAGTATATTTTACTATTTCTTGTTATTCTTTGCAAGGACTTCGACCTCTTTTCAACCGGGTTTTTAAACATTCGGTCAAACTGAAATGAACCTTTCTCAAAACAACTTAGGTATTCATAACAAATACTTGAATCTTGTTTATCATAGGCATCTGGTTCATGTTTAGTTTTATGAACCTGATGACCTAAGATATTTGCTACAATCATTTCTTTGATAAAGCCAGGTTGAAGTATGTTATTGTAACCACTTCTTTTGGCAATATCTTGTGCTTCTACTATAAGAGATACAATCTTTTCAACATCACTCATATTACCTCTTTGATAAAATCACTATACTTAATCACTTGAACCTTAGGAGTATTCATCAAACTCCGATATTCTTGTGAAAGGTAATAGTCAAGTAATGTCCATGCTTCACCAGCACATACGATATAAGCCTTCTCGTAACCATACTTATCACATGCGGTTTGAAGCATCAACTGTTCGTATGGTATTTTTTCTTCGGCTGTTCCGCCAGTGTTTTGAAGTTTAGCAGATATCAATATCCTAACATCATCAACACAAACATCAATGATGTGTTTACCACCTGTTGGTTTATCACCAATATATTTCTGTGGTGTAACATAATCAAACTGCTCTTTCATCAAAGATGTTAGATGGTCTTCAAAAACTTTAAAGTTTTCAAATGGATTATATGGTATCTCGTTACCCCAAAGGTCAAAACTCATAGCATCCTTATTAGTCCAATTGTATCAATAGTGGTTAACAATAGGTAGTTAGCCAACATGCCAAACGATTTCCTAGTATAAGCAGCCCAACCATACATAGCACAACCGATAATCCAAATAGGATAAAGAATGAGCAGAGGTGGATTTGGGACTGTAAGGGCCATTGTGATTGAACAGCCAATACTAATAGCCCAAGCAAGCAACTCAACAATAAAACGAAACTTACTAGAGTTCCAATCATCTTTAATCCATTCAACTGTTGATTTAAAGTATTCTATCATTGAAACTCGCAATTCACCATGAGCTCTGTTAAACAGGCTACAAGGTTAATTTCGGTATCTGCTACGAAAGCCGTTTTATATTGATAGTCAGCAAGAATCAAGACTGCTTGTGGGATAGATTGTGGTTTCATTGTATCATAAAGAGCATCATACAATTGACGAAACACCACATTCGCATCCATATCACAGGTTGCAGCCCACTTACGAATGGTACCAAAGTCTTTGCCCTTGATATACTTTACAATCTCGGTGATTTGAACATCACCAATCTGTGAAAGAATACCTGCATCGATTTTACCAAACTGTGAATATCGTTGAAGTTCATTAAGAACCCTACGAAAATCTGGAAAGTGTTTCTTAACAACTTCAGCAATTACTTTATCATCATACTCTACGGATTCACTTTGTAAAACCGATTGAATACGCTTAAAGAATTGAGCTGCCATAGTGGCCTTCTCATTGTTCTTTAGATTGAAATCAATCACAGCACAACGACTGTGGATTGGGTCAATGATTTTAGATTTGTAATTACATGTAAAGATGAAAGAACAGTTACCTGAAAACTCTTCGATAGCATTTCGCAAGATAGCTTGTGCATTGGGAGTTAGGTAATCTGCTTCATCAAGGATGACCACTTTTCTTCCGCCAGTTAATGACATTGAAGAAGCATAGTTTTTGATTTTGAATCGAATAGTGTCAACACCATTCTCATCAGAACCGTTGAGAATCATAAAGTCACACCCAACTTCATTACACATGGCTTTGGCGATGGTAGTTTTACCAACGCCTGCACCGCCATTCAGTAAGAGATTAGGAATGTTTTTCTGGTTGACATACTCCTGAAAAGGTTTCTTCAAACGCTCAGGAAGAATACACTCTTCTACGGTTTTAGGACGATATTTCTCCGTCCACAATAAATGTTCCATTCACACACCTCATAATATAAAATAAAAAAATCAGTCTTTTTCGTTAAGACGAGCAACAACATCAAGGAGAGGTTCATCAATCTGCCATGTGTTTCCACCAATACCAAAAATATTGGTTGTGGTAGAAACTTCGTTTGTTTCAGGATTCACATATATTGATTCCCAAACAGAAACTACATGAGCAGGGTTGATTGCTATTGAATCACTAGCATTTCCTTTAAAAGCATTTTTAAAGAATTTTACTGCCATATTAATTAGCCTTTTCGAACTTAGAACCTTGCTCTGTTGTAATCCAATATTGCAAAGGTTGTGTCTTGTGTTTGAAGTGTGAAATACCTTTTGAGGAGATTGACACATCATAAGAACCAGCCAAAATCTTAGTTAGGTTTTCTGTTTTGAACACCATACGATATTTACTACCATCACCTTCACCAATTTCAAGAGCATCGGTGTGAGCAGAATCGTTTGCCAAATCAAGTGTTACGATGTTGATTTTTTTACCATCTGATTCAACTGCAATTTGTGGTGAAGAAAGAACAGCAGCCGCACGGAGAATCCAATCAAAGTCTTCAGATGTAAGACCAAACTTGATTTCAGCATCAGGCATTGTCAACTGTTTTTCTGGTGGTGTTACAATCATTGTTGGTTCACAGAAACGATATTTAATCTTACTGCGACCTTTGTTACCAACAATAACAACATGCTTGTCATCAAACTCAAATGATGGGTCTTCTTTATGTAAAGATACCACAGACAAGAAATTGTTTAGGTCATAAACACCAAAGTCAGCAGGAATATCTTCTGTGATATCAACTTCTGCTAAGATGTTTTTGTGGGAAGATACTGTCTTTAGTGTCTTGCCCTTTTTGAAAAGAATACCTTGGTTGATTGCACCAAAGTTTTTCAAAACTGATAGTGTGTTACTTGATAGTTTCATTTAATACCTCTCTCACTTGTAAATAATATAAACATTATAAATCATTTTTTAAAATTAAGCAATAGCTCATCTACTTGTTTGCCTAAGTCATCGATTGTGCCATTGTTTTCAATCACCATATCAAAATCAGAACCAATCCAGTCCCATTCTGATTGATGAATACCTTTGTCTCGCATACCCATTTGTGCTGAACCAAAACCTTGATTTGCATCTAAAGCAAGGTCATACCATTCTGGTTCTTCACCACGCCTAATACGAATAACAATTCCACCATTATCTTGGATGTATTTGATTTCATTTTTAAATCGCACATCAGTAACCACAACATCTTTACCTCTAGCACGATTCAATAATGAAATAACCCAAATATCTTGGTGAAACACATTTCTACCAGCTTCAGTTCCCATCAATTGAAGGGCAAGTCTTGGAGAGAATTCTTGACCGAATTTTTCACTCCAATATTGGTCAGGTTCTTCACGCCATTTACGAGATACTTCGGTGTCACCCTCAAGCATCTCTCTTGGCCAACCAAACATTACTGAACAAGCATCTTTAAGTGGTTTGGCGAAACTGTCTTTGATAAAACCTTTTTGCTCAAGGATATCTCCAACAGTTCCCTTACCTGAACCGATGAATCCAACCAAACCTACAATCATAGCTTGCCTGTGTATTGTGCAACAGCAGGCATGTTACCAGTAAATGCATAGGTACCAATGTGCTGAGTTTTCATCCAAGGACACAAGAAGATGTTTCCACCCATTTTGCGCCACATCTGACAGAACATATAATCTTCCGATAGATATCTTTCTGAACCGCCACCTGTGATTGAATCTTTGGTGTCAATTACAGTATCAAAGTAAGCATGAATGTAACGAGAACCATCAAAGTTGGCTTGACCAACATGGTCTGGTTTGTATTGAATGTTTGGATATTCCTTAGCCATTCTTTCAAATACTTCACGCTTGACCATCATAAAGCCTGTGCCAATTTCTAGCACTTCTAATGGTTCAGTAACTTGGAATTGTTGTGTGCCTTTTACGACATTGAAAACATATTCACCAACAAGAGTTTCTAACTCTTTTGGTTCCATGGTTGGGTGATTTCGTGCAGCCTGAGCTACATTGTTCCAATTAATGGACTTTTTAGGATATGGTCCACCGATAACATCTTTATCCAAGGCCATCAAGGCAATAACATCTTGTGGATTATAATGAATGTCAGAATCGATGAATAGTAAGTGTGTGTGGTCTGAGCGGAGAAATTCATCTACTAGGTAATTTCTTGCTCGTGTGATAAGTGATTCATTGAACAGGAAAGAAAACTTGGTTTCAATTCCATATTTGTTCATTGTTGATTGTAAGTCAAGGCTTGATTTGATGTAAAGTCCGTGTGCCATGCCACCATACATCGGTGTTGCCACAAATAACTTATTCTTTTTCAAGTCTTCTAGTTTAACTTGGATTTCCATAATATACCAATCATAAAATAAAAAAAGGATGTAACACCTATATGTATTACATCCTTATCGTTTTTCCTAAGAAAAATTAGGCAAAAGCACGCTCGCCTTGTTTGCGAATAGCGGCAATACCAGCTGCAACCATACGCTTAGTTGGTGTACCTAAACGATAGAAAGCAACTTTGTCGCCATTAGCATTGATACGGCTATTCAAGTAGATAGCATGACCTTCGTTACGCAACTCATTGATTGTTGCTGAAGGGTTTGCAACACCGAATACTGATTGCATTTTTGATGCAGTCAAGGTGTTATATGTACCATTCTTAGAAAGATAATTCAATACTTTTTGTTTTGCAGACATTGTTAAAACTCCATAATAAAAGAATCGCAATTTAGAAAAAGAATTTAAGAGGCGATTCAAACTCTCAAATATGTTACAAGTATAAACTAATAGATTGTATAAGTCAAGCGTTATTCAGGTAAATGTTAAAAAAAGGCCCGACTTTCGCCGGGCCAAGTGCCGAACTACACTACTTAGAAAGGAATATCTTCACCTGTTTCACCAGAATTCTCTACATCAGGTGTTTCGGTAACTTCAGGTGGCGGTGCCATGATTTCTTCAACTGAAGCACCAGCATCAACCTTGGTATACAAATCAAGGAAACTTGCCTTAGTATCATCATCAAAACGGTTCAAACACAAACCAATTGCTTTCATCTTATCACCAAAGATACCATAGGTTTCTACAATATGAACCAAACGGCGGGTTGAAATCACTTCGTCACAACCGCCATCGATAAATGTTTTACGAATCACATCAGCCCAAGTTACCAATTTCTCAGCAAATTCTTCATCAGCTTTACCAACTGATTCTAATTCTTTTTCGATAATCTTACGCTCAGTTTTAACTGGTGGGAATTCTTGTTCCATTGTGGTACGGAATCGTTCAAGGAAGGCTTCGTTAAGCACATTCGTAAACATGTAACGACCATCTTCTGAACCTTTACCTTTAGTATTAGCAGTAGCAAATACAGTAAAACCAGCGGCAGGTGTAATCAATTCACCTTTCTTTTTCAACATGAAAGGTTTGCCTTCAAGCACCCGTTGTAATGATGAAAGGTTTTGAGCACCGTAATCAATCTCATCAATACAAAGCACCGCACCTTGACGAGCAGCCGTTGTTACGGGACCATCTCGCCATTCCATATTACCATCAATCAACACATAGTTACCAAGCAAATCACTTTCATCGGTTTCAGGTGTCATTGATACACAAATAAATTTACGCTTTGCCTTGGCACAAGCTTGTTCAATTGACATGGTCTTACCGTTACCAGAATGACCAGAAACAAACACAGGGAAAAATCGCATTGATTTTACAATTGAAAGCACATCATCAAAGTTACCAAACGGTACATAATTTTTATACTGATTTGGAACTAAATTCGTATTATCCAAATCTGTTTGGATATTTTGAATTTGATGGTTTGATTTCTCAACAGGTTTTGTCATAGGGATAACTTGAGCTTGAAGAGCAGGCATAGCTGCACTATTTGGTACTTTATACAATCCACGACCAACTTTATTTTCTTCAATCTTAGTAAAGAATTGGGTAGAAGCAAGTCCAAGGTCAGTAGCAATTTGTTTAATCTCTGATTTGGTCAAGGTAGTTTTACCTGTAGCAATAAGAGAATCAATAAATTTTTGTTTAAGTTCGGCACGATTTGACATAATATAATACTCCATTCACATTTTTAATACAACCATTATAACACATCCAAAACCATTTGTCAAGGGGGCTGTTGCCTAAAAACAACACTAGGCAGCAATACCCTGTATGAATTTGGATACCAAAATACGGTTCACTTGCTTTTTCTTATTCATTTTGATGAAAGCATTCTTTAGTTTGTTTGCCGTAAATTTACCATCAATCTCAATTTCTTCATTCTCGGTTTTTAAATCTTCACCACCAATAACTAGGTAGAATTGGTTAAAACCTTTTCTGTTAGAAATCAAGAATTTTTCACTTCTAAAAGTTTTGATTAAATTCTTTTGTGTCTCATACCAAGAAACATCAGCACGATTTTGATTACGGATATCCGTAAATGTTTTGCCATCAGCAAATGTAAAGTTGTTATAGATGGCATTTTTGATATAACCGCCACTACCTGGAACTAGGAAGAAACCAAAAACTTTAGAACCAGTAGTTTGACGGAACCAATCTAGTATGGTTTGATTCATACCTGAATATTCATCATCAACTTTCTTTTGATATTTGTTTTTACGGTCAACAATCATAGCATTGACATAACGAGAATCAAAACCAGTTCTACGCTTACGCATAACTTTTTCACCAGTTTTATAATCGGTTTCTTCGTTTTCAATGATATAACGATTTGTTCGGTCAGCATCACCATCATGCACAATAACCAAACTTGTCATATCAAGGTTATTAACTTTTTTGAATTGTTTCATCACTTCAGCAACAGCTACAATTGCTTGTGTCATTGGTGTATTTGACAATTCTTCAACATTTGGGCGGCTAATTTCGCCATTCCAATAACGACCACGAGTTTCATATGATTTTTTCAACATAACCATATTACGCAAAGCTTTTGTAAATTCAGCATTACTCATTTTGCTATTGATATATTCACGCAAGTAAACGGTATCAAAATCAATATCACCAATGTTTTTCTCAAAACAAGGATTATCAGAAGAACTATATTTGTAACGGTCAGCACCAGTATCAATGATACGGCCATCCATGTTATCACCAAAACCGTAAACAATAAAAGGAATATTCACTTTACGGCAAAACATGGCAAGAACCAAAATCTGTTCGATTGAACCTGCCATATTATTTGACATTGAACCAGAACGGTCAAGTAACAACACCAAACCGTGATTCTTACCTTTTGGTACCATCATCACTTTACGGAAAATGTTATCATCAAATTTATATGAAGCAAGCTTGTTGATATCAATATCACCAGTATCGGACAGTTTAGATTTACTAAATGCCTTGGCAGCTTTACGCATTTCAAATTCTTTGGCAAGCAAACCAACATATCGCTCATTTTTGTTTTTGAAATCACTTACCCATTTCTTAACTTTTTCTTCACCAACATAACCTTTAATTTCTGCTTCAAAGTGTTCGGTCAATAATTGTTGAACCCGTTTAGCTGGTGTAATAATGTTTTTAAGAATAGGTTTTGGAATATTCATGTAAACATATTCTTTACATTTTTCATCCAACAATTGGTCTTCATTAGCACGGAAAGATTCATCAGTTTCGCATTTAGGTGAGAATTGGTCTTTAGAAGATACCTCAGAATCTTTAAAATGATTTAATTTTGAACCTGAATCTTCACCTGATTCACCTGAACCATTAGCATCACCATCATTTTCTGATTTTGATTTTGATTGTTTATTGGTTTCTTCACCTACACCATCACCATCATTATCATCGGTTGATTCATCACCGCCATTATCTGAATTTGATTCGGTTTCAGCTGATTCGGAATCTGATTCATTATCATATTCATCACCATAATCATAGCCGTCATCTTCATATTCATCGGAATCATAATCGAAACCGCCTTGAGCAAGCATTTCATATTCTTGCTGTTTCATTTCATATTGCTCATCTTTTGAATAATCAAAAATGGCACCAGTCAAAGAGACCACATCTTCCCAAGTTTCCAACTTTTCAACTTGGTTCAAAAACTTTTGTTCTTCAGGTGTGAATTTAATCCAAGTGGCAGTATATTGTGACTTGGTAAAAAGATTCAAGCGATTGATAAAAGCCATCGAATTAACATCTTGACCTTTGATACCAAAAAAGTCTCGCTTGTTTAATTCAGCATAGGCTTTTTGGAAAGAAGATTTCAAACCAGGATACTTACGCTTAACTTTTTTCTCAATACGAGCATCTTCAACCACATTTAAGAATGATTTAAAATTCTTATTCTTGGTTTTATCGGTAACGGCATCATGCCAACCTTCGGCTGGTGTATAAAGTGCATGGCCAACCTCATGGCCACAAAGCAGGTCATATAGGTCACCTGACATATCTTGCCAAATTGGCAGATATAAAACACGATTTTTTGGGTCAAATTTGGCGGTGCGAATTTTTTGGTGTTGCACCGTGAGGTTTTCTGTGGCCATCAACTTGGCCAATTGTGATTTTTGTTCGACAGTAAATATAGACATAATCATCCTATTTGATTTTATGTTACCATTATAACACAAAAAAGACCATTTGTCAAGCCCCCTCCGAGCGCTGTTGCGTGGAAACAACAGTCTGGAAGTCTTATCCAGTAAGAGTGGAGCGAGGCCTAGGATTCGCACCTAGTGAGTAGATTGGACACCTACCCTGTTCTAAAACGCCTCGCAATATGGAGCGGTCGTGGGGAGTTAAACCACACTAGAGATACGGGGAGTATCACCTGTCTCGGACCAACCGCATTTAATTATGTATAATCCTATCAGAGTTTAATCAACTTGTCAAGGCTTATAACCTATTATTACCGACCTACTTGAGGCAAGTATTTTTCTTTGGTCTGTTCCCATGTCAAATAACATAGGTCATCATAGAAAAGGGTATCGTTATTGTTGCGACCCTTTTTAACCAACTGTTTGATTCTTGGTTTAGCATGTTTATTACGCCAAATATCAACCAATGCTTCAACACTTGTATCAAACGATTTAACCAAATCTTTATCTTCGATTCTTTTATTTAGATAGTCAATTGAGTTATCATACAAAGGTGACCAATAAATGCCACGAGCATGGTCTGTTCTAATCAATTCTTTAGGTATACTTAGTTTACTGTAAACGAATTGAAGTGAACGATTCTTGTGGTCTCGCTTATGTGGTTGACCACTTGGTTTCTTTGCAACATACCATTCAAAATATTTCTTAGTGTGTTTTGCACGAAGCCAATCACGAATTTCATAACGAGTATCTTTCTCAGGTTCAAACGATACAGAACCAGCTGTGAAACCCATTTTCTGCCAATGGTCAAGGTTATCATACTGTGATAGACCATCAGCCTTTGTTCTGCCATACAATGATGTAGTTGTTACTGAAACAAGTGTATCACCATAGAGTTTCTTCCACATTTCTTGCACAGGGTCAGCAAGGCATAACAATGCAAGTAATTTACCACCAACATAATTGAAACCAAGTGGTTGCAACGGCACGATTGTGGAACCAATCGCAGTATGGTTAATCATACCGCCTTGTGTTTTCAACTCTCTAGGCCAACCAATGTGATTATCACGAGGTGTCAAATCAAGGAAGTCTGAACT